CCTTTCATACGTGCGCGGTTTGTTTCTTCGAGATCGTCTAGGTAAACGATTAGTTCAGCGGGCGACAGTCGCCCAATATCCCACGGTTTAATTCCGTATAGATACGACAAAGCGGGCAAGACTTTTAGAAGCCTTGCCCGTACTATTCCGGGGTATCGTCGGTTTCGTTAGGGTCTTCAATAGCTACTTCAAAATCGGCCGGGTTAAGTACGTCGGGCCATTCGTCCAGTACCGCAGCTAGCGAAAGGTTCGGTTCACCCGACGCGCGACGCGCCAGCCAGAACATAATCTGTAGCGAGTCCACGCCTACGGTATTTTCGCCGCCCCAAAAAGCCGAGAACGGTAAACCGCCGCAAGCCTTACGAACCGCGATCTGCTCATTAAAAGGAATGTTATCGGGACAGAACGTATAGGTCTCGCCTGCAACGGTGATACGTAGAACGCGCTGCGCTTGTTCGGTTGCTTGCTTGCGTCGCCCGGTTCCGGGACGTGGTGCGTTTGCCATAGTTAGAACCCTCCTGCAAGGTTCGGTTATTTCGGTTAGTCGGTGAATGCTTTAGCGGCAAGCCGGTCTAGTGCTGCGCGGTGCGCCGCTACAATGTCGTCGAGGTGACGGGCAAGCGCAGCGTTAATCGCATACGGTCCGCTATTTAGGTCGGCTACCTCCCAACGGTTACCGACCCATTCCGGGTGCTGAGCCTTACCCGGCGGTTTCGTTCGATACCAGCCGGTACGTTTCTTAGCTCCCCAAAACGCGACGTTAGCCATAGCCGTAGGGTTTCGTTTACCCGACGACGGTTTAATTTGTACGCGTGCCTCGCGTGCGCTAGCCGAACCTTTAATAGCGTTCGCGGCGCGCGCCTGAACTCCGCCCATACTGCGGGCTTCGTTCTGGCTGACGCGTTCGCCTATCTTCGCTATCTCACGGTTTGCGCGACTTAACTCTTTCGGCCATTCCGGCCCGACAGCTTTAAGCGCCTTACGAAACTCGCGTAAACCAATAACGTTAACGGCGTAACGCCCGCCGAACTCAGACGCGAGAGCCGCGCCGGAAGATTTGCCGGGCTTATACGCCATCGGTTACGGCGTAGCGTCGCTATTAACGAGAGCGACAGTAATAGCGGAAGCATCGGTAGACGATGCGACACACTTAAACGGTAGCGACTGAACGAGAATTTCGCGCCCGGCAACCTGAGGTGTAGAACCGTCTACGCGAATATTTGTCGTAATGGTAACCGAGTCGGTACCGGAAGTGAACGAAGCGACTAGCGCAGCTTCCGAACCGGTAACGAAACGGCGGTACTGCGTAAGGTCGGTAAACTCTACTTCGATCGTGCCGGAGTATTCCCGAAGGTTAGCTTCCAACGGTTCCGAAATACGCTGATTACCGAGGAAGCGACGAGCGTCGTCTAGTCCGTTATTACCGGAAATGGTGAGGCTCTTAGCGTTAACCGAAACGCCACCGATAGAAATAGCAGCATGGTTAAACTTAAGCGGCTTAATACCAGTCGGGTACGAAGCGGCAGCAAGCGCGATACCGAGCGTAAACGAAATACTGGTACCGGATGCGGTAGCGTTCGCGGAAAGCGTCGCGGCCGTTGCGGACTGAACCGAAAGAATCGTAACCCCGGACGGGATACCAGTACCGGAAATCGGGTTACCAATATCGGAAGCGTTAAACGCTGCGCTAGCCGACGTAATCGAAGCGGACCCGGAAGTAGTAACACCGTCAGTAACTACCCGGTAGTCGATCTCACGGGTACCGACTACATCCATACCGAGCGTAGCGATTTCACCGGCAGAGCAAGCGATTTCCCACGAGGCGACTTTCATACCCGCATAGGTAAACGGGTACGTCGTGCCATTCGTAGCCGGGCGTCCGACCTGAATAGTAAGCGCGTCGCCGGTAAGGTCGCCGGGCGTAAACGTATGCGTATACGGTCCCGCGCCAGTAGTAGCAACGTCACCGAACATGGCGGTAAATAGTTTGCCGAGACCACGGTTATAGAGCTCATGCTGAACAGAACCGGAAACGGTAATGTCGCCGCCGTTCCATTGCTGAGAAGCGAGCACGCGACGACCGGCAATGATGCCCGCCGACTCTAAGCGCGCGCGCTCTTGCATAAGACTTTCCGAAACGAGCGGAAGGAACGCGGTAACCGTTGCCGGTGTACCTACGGTAACTTCAGTCGCGTAACCGATCTGCGCGTCGATACCTGTGTAACCCATTATTTAACTTCCTTCGTCTCGACCGGTTCGGTCTTGTCTACGGCTTTAGCCGACGTTTTTAACGGTTTGTTTGTCCAGCCTTGCGCCGTCAAAAGTTCGGCGTAGGTTTCGTCTACGGTGACGGTTTCGCCATCCGCTACGACAATTTGTAACGCGGCTAGATATAGGTCTACGCCGGTAGTGTTCGTTACCTGCATTGTTTACGTTCCTTTATAAAAGGCGGGTAGAAACTGTTACGACAACTTCCGCGAAACCGGTAGGCCCTTCGGGAAACATTGCGGACGTTTGCCGTTCTTCGGTTACTTCTGCGGAAAGAACGCCGTCGAGATCAGCTAGAGACGTGTCATCGGCAAGTGTGTCTTCGATCGTTGCGACGATTTCGGTTAGCCGTTGCATAGTGTCGGTGAGTGTTCCGTAGCCGAGTACGCGAATTTGTAGCGGTAGGTTAAAAATGTCGTCGCGTTGTTTGCGTCCGCCGGTCATTACCGGAATATTTACGGTGCCGTCGATTTCGTCTAGCCATATAAGTTCGGCTTGCGGTACTCGGTCGCCGGGCCAGCCCGGTTCTACTGTCACGTTTGCTAGTAGCGGCTCAGCACGTAGCAAAGAAACTACGCGTTCGGCGGCTTGCCAGCGAATAGACGTGGTAGCGGTCACGCTAGACCCGGTGAAATGTATTCGCGGAAACTGTTTAGCAGTCGGTCAACCTCTAAGAATCCAGTAGGTCGGCCTCTATTCCAGTCCGGAGTCGAGTAGCGGGTCATAGAACCGTCGAAGCTTTGCGCGATAACGTCGCGAGATTGTCCCGAACGATCCGCGAAAGCAACGGACCGGCAGTATTCCGCGCAAGCGCGTAGCAAAGGTTCCGGCGGTGTAGCGATACCGTAGGTATATGTCACGGTCAGTACGTCCGCCCCATACCATGCAGGACCGTAAATTAAGCCCGTAGCCTTCTCCGTAGTGAGGTCCGTTAGTGTTCCGGCTACGCCGTCTACGGTGAACGCTGAGACGCTAACTACCGGACGGTTTGCGAGCTGAACCCATTTATTCGGGCGTACCGTTTGTTCAGCGGTCGCGGTGCGCGTCTGAAAAGCTGTTTGTAGATACCGTTCGGCTATATCTTCAAACTCGGCAACTAGGTTAGTTAGTTCCGTATCCGTGTACGTTGTCTGATTAGATAACGCCGGGATACGTGAACGAACCTGCGCGGGAGTGAGATACGCCACGGCGTTTAATCCTTAGCGGCGCGACGGGCGCGCGGCTTCGGTTCGGCTGCGGTTTCGGTAACCGGGTCTACGGTGGTCGTCTCGACCTTTGCCGTTTTGCGGGTTACTGGTTCTGCGAAACCGTTTGCGAATAGATCGGCTGCGACGTTTTCGGGTACGTCGAATTCGTTACCTTTGCCCGGCCAGTCTTGGCCGTCAATGGTTCCCGAAATGTCAGCGAGCATACGAATACGCATAAGAGAAAGTTTCCTTTATAGGTGGTGGCGGTTTACGCCGGTCCGGGAAGGGGATACCGGACCGGCGTAAACCAAACCAAACGGTGAAGCTATATCAGCTTGCGCCGCCGACGAAATGCTTAACCGCGCCGGTCTGGTCAATGAGTAGACCATCGGTACGGAGCTGCACACGGAACGTACGAACAGAATAATCGAACGCGAAATCGTCCGAAACTGCAACGTCGATACCGTTAACTTCGCGGATGTAGTAGCTAGGGAAGTGTCCGAAAAGAACAGACTTAGCCGACAACGCCGGGTTAGCCATTGAGTCGTTCAGGTACACCGGGAAGCCGAGAAGCTGATCGGGGTCGCCATTCATGCCGGGGGCAAAAATGTAGTGATCGTTCGCGGTACCCTTAAGCTTACGAGCCGCAGCCATAGCGGTATTATTCATCATGAAACCGCAGCCGGGTTGTGACGTGTACGCTGATCCAACGCTATAGCGAAGGTCGATCAGTTTATCGCCGGTGAAAGCACCGGTTACGCCGGTAGCACCGGTAGCACCAGCGGAAGAGCTAGTAACGATACCAACTGGGTTAGTACCACCAGTAGCGCCCGTGGTCATATGACCGCGAGTAGCGACACCGATAGCGGTACCAGCCTGACGGGCGAGGAAGCCAGCGACGTCGACGGCTCCATCTGTTGCCAATTCATTAGAGAGCTGTACGAGTACCGAATACTTATAGCTTCCAAGCGCGCGGGTAGCAAGTGTCGGGTCCGAAGGTGAAGTCTGAGCGGCTTCGCCAACGATCGACGCGGTACTAAACGCGGTAGACGTAGGAACGTTCAGGGTCTCGCCTGAATTAGTGGTAACAATGGTAGCGACGTTACGAACAACGTTCGTCTGAACGAGGTGTTCCACGATGCGATCGTAAACAGAAGTCGGAACCGCACCACCCGAAGAAGAAGACGTAATAGCGCGCTTCTCGAAACGTGCGCTACGAATTTCGCCATTCATAAGTGAACGAACGGTATCTTCGTCGGTGTTTTCGATTGCTGCGGTAGCGGTTGCGCCGAGGTCGGCCGGGACGCCAAGACGGGCGCGGCTTTCTTCGATATCACGGTTACGCTGCTCCGCGTCGATGATTGACTTAATACGCGCGTCGGCGGTATCAAGTTCTGCGTTAATGCGGTCGAATTGCTCTGATTCCTCGGCAGACAGGTCGCGGGCTTCGGTAGCGGCGTGGTCAAGTAGACCCTTTGCCTGCTCCCATGCGCGGGCGCGCTGTTCGCTAAGGTTCTTAATAAACTCGGACATAGTTCGAGTCCTTTCCTTAGTTGGATTTTTGTAGGGGTAGCAAGTGAATAAACGCGGTGGTGCGCTGAGCGTCCGGGCGCGTTTATTCGGGTCGCTGGTTACTTACGCTTTCGCGCTAGTTCTAAATACCGTCGGGCGATATCTACAGACCGTCCCGGTTCGGGAGTGTCGGTAGCATCGTCGGCGGTGCGTACGGTTGCTCCGGTCGTCGCTGCATACGCGGGCTGACCGCTGACTACAGAAACTTCGTGCAGGCGAATCTCGCGCAGCGTGCGCGCGGAACCGTCCGCGCTCCAAACGTCGCCGGACTTCGGGACAGTAAAACCAAAGCTCATAGAGTGAACCACGCCTTCGCGGAGAAGTACCGAAAGGTCACGCCCGGCGGTAGTGTCGGGTAGCGTCATATTAACGCGTAGCCCGCGCTCATCCTCTGCGAGCTGTAGCGATCCGTTCTTAGTGGTCGCTAGTGGCATATCGGAATTGTGGTTTACGTATGCGCGAATTTCCTTACCGGAATTTAGCGAACGTTTAAACGCGCCGGGTGCGATCGTCTCGATAAACGGCAGCGGTTCGCTAGGTGAATTGAAGACGGCAGCGTAACCAGTAAACGAACGCGCGAAACCTTCGGCGTCTTCGTCGCTAGCCTCTAGCGTCCCTACCTCTACGGTACGAAACTCTACGTCGCGCCCGGCGATACGGCGAGCCTCTACCGGATAGGCGGCGTAGCGCACCGGTTCCGGTTCCGTAACTGGTTCTTCGCTCATATCTTCCACCGTCTCTACGTCCACCGGCACAACGCCCGACGTTAAACTTTCCGGGATGATCCAAAACTTACATATAGCAGAAGGGTCAATATCGCCCGCAACAATTTCGCACGCGCGCGGACCCTCATAGAAAGAACAGTTCGAACAAACCAAACCTTCACTAGCGAACGGGTTAGCGGCAGCGTCCACGTAATGCGCGCCAGCCTCACCGATGCCAGTATTAAACTGCCCGAACAATTCGGTAACCGCTTCTAGGTCTTCGTATTGTTTCTGCTGACGCGGCGTAAGCGGGTACATACCCTCGCCGTTACGGGTTTCGTTTTGCTGTTCCATAGCTGACGCTTTCGTTTCGTTAGCGGTTTCTACGATTGACTTAGCGCGCGTATAGCCTGCGTCGCCTCCCCATAATGCCCACGCGATACGGCCATTAGAAGGGTAACCGTCTTCGCCGGGGCTGAAACCTTCTGCGCGTTTATCTACTTCGTGCCTATCGAAATAGGCTTTAATCCGTCGCCATGTAGCTACGGGTAAATCTTTGCGGTTAACAATGTCGCGCGCTCTAGCGATACCGATAGCGGTACCGCCGCGCCCGTATTCGGTGCGCCACGCTAAACCGCGTGCAGCTTCGGTAACCATTCCGTCGTTAGGCGGAAACGCGTCGGGCATTATTCGGGCGGGTCTGCGTCTACGCCGACCGGCGGTAAATCAGGATTCCCACCGGGACCGGCCATAGGTGCGCCCGGCAACGCCATTACGAAATTATCGCCGTTCGGGTAAGGTTCCATACCTTCGACGTGGCGCGCTTCGTTCGGCGTAATAAACCCGGAAGCGATGCCGAGCTGATGCGCGCGATATCGGTTAATCGTATCGGCGCGAAGAAACGCGGACGTATCAAACTCGACGCGCTGCGCGGTAGGCATAAGGTTAGAAAACGCCGCTTCGATTCTGCGCAACCACGGCAACAGAGTGAACGTTAGAAAGTTGAGACCAGCCTGCTCGTTATTTGTGTAGGTTTGGCTAGCTGATTTTGCGCCGATCATATGCGCCGGAATACGGAATATACGCGCGATCTCTGCTACTGCATACTCTCGCGACGCGTTTAATTCCATATCGGCGGCGGATGCGCTAATAGGTTTCCACTTAACGCCACCGGAAAGAACTGCGGGACGGCGGCGGCGGCGGTGCTGCGTCTCCCAAGTAGCTTGTAAAACCTTCGCGGCCTCTACGGTAATATCGCCGTCTACCTCTAGAACCGAAGACGGCGTACCGCCTTCGCCGTACCATTGCGATACGTGACGTTCCACGGCAAGCGCGGACCCGATCGTGTTTCGTTGCTGATGTAACGGGCTAATACCCTTAGCGGCTTGCGGCGGTGTAAACCATCGCAAGTGCAAAATCTGGTTAGCGTCAATGTCGGAACCGGCGACCGTGTACGTACGCGAATTTCCTACGATAGTTACGTTTACGTTATCCGGGTGTAGCGGCACGATCTGAGAAGGAAGCCCGCCGGTACCGCCTGCATAGTCAAGCCATAGGTACGCGTTGCCATGCAATGCCAGCGACGAAACGACCATATGGATAAGCTCGTATTGCGTAACCGTTTCGGCCGGGTCAGTTAAAAAGCTAGGGGTCTCGATACGTGTATTACGTTCGCCCGTCTGACTGACCGCGCGCAACGGCAACGCCGCTACCGAATCGGCCAGTAGAGAAACGCACGACAAAACCGCAGCAACTTCTAGCGCGGTTTCTTCCGTAACGTTTTCGCCCGACCAGTTGTTACCAACTAGGAAACCGGAATTTCGTAACGGTGCGGGCATGGCCCGCTTAGCGAAGAGACTCATCGGGTAGCCGCCAAGTAAGAACCGGCAATAATCAAAACGCCGCCACTAATGAAAGCAACCGGAACCGAGAGCATAGCGATACCGCAAACGATCGCCGCGGCCCCGATAATCTCAGCGAAAGTAGTTAACGCGTTACGCATCGGTAAAGCTCCACGGGTCGATAATCTGCGGCACCGTAGCCGGTGTCGGAACGTGCGTAGCGTGCCATACGGCGCGCTCTAAACCTGCAACTGCGCATACGCCTAAGTCGATATGGCGGGTGCTTTGTTTGTTTTCTTTTGTAGGGCGCGCGCCGCGAGCGTCAATCTTCAGAACCATATTTTCAACGTGTCGCGCTAGTCGCGGGTCGCCGCTATGAGTAAACGTTTTGTCTAGCACCGCATCGTAGAAAAGTTTCCACGCGGTCACCATGCGCTGAACCGATCCCATAGGGTATTCGAGCATAGGTAGACCTTCGTCTTCTAATGCTTGCATAGAGCGTTGCCAGCGGTACGGGTCCATACCGATTTCGGCAACCTGCATAGAACGTGCTGCGTTACGTATAGCGGTTTCTACTTCGCTAATCGGTACGCGCCATTCGTTAGAGTCGCCGGGCTTTTCCCATAAGTCAAGAACGTACATATGCGGCCGTTCCTCGACCGTGACCACTACTACGCCGGTACTATCTCCGCTCCACGATCCATCGGCCATAAGCACAACGGGTACGGAAGGGTCAGCGATACGGTCAGGGTCGGCAAGCTTTCCCCACGCGCCATGCGGCAGCGCAGCAGAAGAACCCACTACCCATACGTTAGTTCGCTTCGTACGAAATTCTGACTCCGGTGTACGCACTAGCGTAGACCTGAAATCTTCGTAACTGTTTAAGTCACCGATACCGGGGTTAGCTTCGGCCCAAACTTTAGGGTCGGTATGGTCGGAGTCTGAACCGGCTTTCGGTTCCCACCATGAGAAGAAAAACGTAGGGTCGTCTATCTCTTTAGCGGCTACTTGTTTACCATGCTGGTAAAGCGAATAGCAGAAAGAATCGCGGCCGTAGTTGTCGGTACGTGACCCGGCAGTAGTGATACCGAGCATTAAAGGTTCGTGCCGAGCGCCAGCGCCGAGCGCCATAACATCCCATAGCTCGCGGTCCGGCTGAACGTGAACTTCGTCGAATACGACCATTGTCGGAGAGAGACCTTCGGACGCTCCCGCTTCGCGGCTTAGCACCCGATAAACCGAACCGGTTTCGGGAACCTCGATAGCGTCCCGGTAAACTTTAGAGATACTCGAAAGCTCCGGGTCTAACTCAACCATGCGCTTAGCCGAACCGAAAACAATACGAGCCTGCTCACGGGTACCAGCGCAAGAATAAACTTCGCCGCCCGCGTCGCCGCAATAAAGCGACCACAAAGCAAGCCCGGCACCTAACGCGCTCTTGCCCTGCTTACGTGGTAAGCCGACAAGCGCGGACCGGTGCTTAAGTTTTCCGTCAGGAGTCTCCGCTAGCAAACTGTCTAGTAGCTTTAGCTGCCACGGCCGTAGGCGAATAAGGTCGCCAGCGGAACCGCCGACAGACGCTTTAACTACACGGGCGTAACTGTTAATAAATTCCGCAGCTTCGCTACCGCGCGTCTTCGTCTTAGCGGTTGCGTTAAACGAAAGCCATCGCGACGGCCAGCCGCTAACCCTCGCCACGCGCCCGGCGTAACTGCTCTAGTTTCGTAGCCGATTTCACTTCGGCTAGTCCGAGACGTGACCGGCCCGAAGGATCGAAACCGAGCGTCCCCATTTGCGAAAGTATTTGCTTGTCTAAATCGCGTAAAGCCTTACGCGCTTCGGCCGATTGCGTAGCCATAACCACGGTGCGCAAGCTAGCGCGCTCTTCGATTGACTCGCGCAACATTGCGCAAGCGAGGGTATCGGTCTGAGCTAGCCAAATTTGGCCAGCAGTTAGGACATAATCCAACGCGTCTACCGGGTCTAGTTCTACCGGTTCGGGTGCAACCGCTGGCACCGCCGCAAGGTTTCCCAAATTAGGAACCCGGTCGGGGCGCGCGGTACCGCGTCGTTTTTTTACTTCGTTCGGCGTGGCCGGTCGGCCCGCTCTGCTCATAGGTTCCCCTTAAAAAAGCCGGGGTCGGCGTAATTCGCGACCCCTTCAATAATTATGACGATGCACAAAATTGGGTAGGGCGTGGGTCTTGGCCGCTCGCGTGTTGTGAAAAAATCGGGTGGCCGGGGGCCTACCGGCGCGGGTGCGGTCGAGTCCGTTCGGATTTGCGCGCGATTTCGTTAGCGATTCGTACCGTATATGCCTACGGTTAGCCTCTGACGCGTCTGCGCTTCGCACGTTCGTTACAAGATCGGCAAGAGGGTAGCCACCCGGCCGCCGGGTCCCCGTCGATTACGTGCGCTGCGACCATATCGGTAGGCGAGACCAGTAGGGTCCCGCACCCGTACCCGCATAGGGTAGGTAGTTGCGTTAGTAGGTCGGCTCTAGCTTGCTTGTGCTGAAGGTCGTAGCCGCGTGCGGTCGAGCTTGCGCGTATTCGTCTGCGGTTCCGTACCAGTCGGCAGGGGTTACACCGGTCGGTAGTGGTAGGGGTTCCGCAATCAATACACGGGCGACGCATTTGTTTAAGCGTTACCTAGTTCTTGCATTGTCGTCGTAGCGTAATCGTTAGTTATCCACAAGGCTTAGGTATTCGGGGTCGTCCCACCATAAGCCCCATACGGCTATGGGGTTGTAGCCGAGCCGGGTAGCTAACTGGTCTGCGTAGTGCAGGGGTATACCGGGCTTCGTCCAGCGTTGGATAGTGCGCCGGGTGACGCCGAGTAGCTGCGCTAGTTCTTCTTGCTTTACGCACGCGGTTCGTTCGTTTGCTATGTCGTGGCAGTAGCGGCAGTTGGGACCGTGTAGGGGTTTACCGGCTACGTATGCGGCGGCGTCGTATAGGGGTCGAGAAGGTAGGCGGCTCATTCGGGGAATAGGCTTTCGGTTTTGTTTGCGCGTTCTTGCTGCGCCCATTGTACGCGGCCTTCAATGATGGGTAGGTAGTCTTCGGTTAGTTCGCACCCGATCGCGTTAAAGCCTTCTAATACTGCGGCGGCTAAAGTTGTGCCTGAGCCTGCGAACGGTTCTAGGACGGTGCCGCCGGGTGGCGTGACAAGTCGCACTAGATAGCGCATGAGGGCGAGCGGTTTTACGGTTGGATGTATGTTTCGTGTGTTGGCTTCGTACTTGTAATCGGGCGAAGTATGCGGTCGTGCGCCATTGTTGCCAAAGTTGCTTCCTTTAGTGACTTCGTCTAGGTGCTCGAGTCCTGCGTTGCGTTCGCGTCTTGACGGTTTGGCGACGTAGAAGTAGCGCACCCATTCGGCGTCGATACTGCCGTCGGTGATGACGTTCGCGGGCCAGCGGCCAGCGTCGTTTTGTTTCCAACCCCCGGAACCGTCGCCGCCCGGTTTTGTTTCCTGAGTTCCGAACGTGGCGGTGCGGTTGCCCGCTATGGACGAGTCGCCTTCGGCGCGACCGATGCGTGCGGCGTCAATGTTGAGCGCCCCGGTGCCGTGTTGCTGCACGTTGGCGGCGACGGTGCCGATGAGCGGTTTGCGGGCGACGACGATGGGTTCGTGGGCGGGCTTGAGTGCCGTCCCCCAGCCTTGCCATTGCTTAGCGGCGTCGGTAGCGGGTGCGGTTATCGGTGATTTCTCGTAGATGTCCCCTTCCTCAAGTGCGTCGAAGGGTCCACGGTTGCGATACACATTGACCATCGGATTAACGCCGACTACCTCACGCTCAGCCCCGGCCGCCTTATCAATCCCCTTGCTCACATCATGCGACTTCGGGAAGCCTGAGCCATACAACCATTGAATCGAGTCGCGAATTTCGAAACCGGCGTCTTCAATCGCGCACGCCATACGGTGATAAGTGCGAGTACCGCCGAAAGCGAGTAAATGCCCGCCCGGTTTAAGTACGCGCAGACATTCGCGCCATAGGTTCACGTCGTAAGCTACGCCGGACGCGTCCCAACCTTTACCCATAAACCCAAGTTCGTAAGGCGGGTCCGTAACTATTGCGTCTACCGATTCGCTCGGCATAGCCGCGATCAGCTCGCGACAGTCGCCGTTACGTACGTCTACTACCGGTGCGTCCGTCATTCGGGGAACATCGGTTCGGTTCGCGGGTGCGGGCAACGGACGCGCGCGCCGCTGTGATGCTGGTCTAGTTCGTCGGTGTTCGGTTTCGTCCCGGTCTGCGCTACATGGTCGTAGCACCATCGGCAGAGCCATAACGGTTCGGGTAGGCGGTCGCCTACGGTACTGCGCTCTTGCGTTAGTGGCGGTTCCCACCGTGGTATTCCGTTTGCTACTTCGATTCGTGCGCAGCTCTCGCAATGCGGTTCGTTAGCGTCGGCCATGCGCTGACGTTCTAGGGCGTTAGGTGGTCGCGGCGTGTAGGTGTTTACGATGGCTAGGGCGCGGTCTAAGTGTTGCCGGGCTTTAGCTAGGTTCTGTTCTAGGTCGTGCTGGTCGCGTGCGGCGTTGTCGGGTCTGAGCGCGGCGGCGGCGGTTGGGTCGCTGGTTCCGGTTGCGGTGATTTTGTCGGAGTCGTAGCGGATTGCGGACGGTTGGCCGTTGCGGGCGTCGCGTATGCGGTCGAGTACGGTGCCGCCGTATTCGTCGCGGGTTTGGATTAAGCGTAGGATCGTTAGCGCGGTGGTCGCGGTTTCGTGGGTGTCGCGCGGTATTGCCATTGCTTAGGGTCTCCGGTCGTCTGTAGTGGCGTAGGTTCGTTAGTTAAGCGTTCTGCGGGCTTGCGGGTTCGTTCGGTAGGCTTTCCCGCTTAAGCAGTCGTAGGGCGACTGTAGAGCCGTTTAGCGCCGCGGCGATTTGTGAAACGTTCGCCGTCGGGTATTGCTCTAGGAGTCGCGTTGCTTTCGCTATCGCGTCTTCGTCGCTGGTCATTTGTTCGCGTACGGTGCGTCGCCATGCTTCCGGGTTTCGTATCCCGGTCGTAGTTGCTTGCCGCTGACGTACTGCCTCTTCGATTGCTGCGGTTACGGTTTCGTTTGCGGACGGTTCCGAAGATGGTTTTACGGGTCGGGTCGGGATGGGATGGGTACCTGCTTCGTAGCTTTGCTTCGTTAGCAAAACGTTTTTGCTTGCGGTTTGCTTCGGCTTTGCTTCGGCTTTGCTTCGTTTCTGACCGGAAACTATGCCGCCTTTACGCCCGGCTTCGGCTCTGCGTTCCGAAGTTGTGAGCGTCTGGTATTCCGTCCAGTTATGGATTTGGTACCCGTCGTCGGTTGCGATCCATAACCCGGCGTCCACTAGCGCGGCAGCGTCTTCGGTCGTGCCGCCGACCATGCGTACGAACGATTCCGGTACTAGGTCGAGACGCTGAGCGCACGACCACGACAACGCGCGCACCCATAAACCCGATGCGGCTAGGGGTAGCCCGATCACTTTCGGATGACACCAAAACCCGTCGTCCACTTTTGCCCACACTAGGCACGCTCCTGAGCTTCTGCGCGCATACGGGAAAGCTCCGCACCGCGTTCGTTAACGATCTTCTGCGACTGCTCATAAAGCCGACATACGCCGTCGAGAGCTGCGCGCAGTTCGTCTATCTCGCGTACCGCTTGCCTAAGCCAAATAGGGTCGATCGCGTTAGGTGCTATGGATACGTTACGTAGCCGGGTTAGTTCGTCGCGTGTCATTCTTTCCCCTTTTGTGTTGCTGCGGTAATTGACCGGTGACGGTGTAACACTTTTCGGGCCGGTGAGCCCTGACGTTTACGTAAACGGTAGGCGCGTGTCTCTTGCTTATCTTGCGCGCGTCGTGCTGCTCTGTTCATTGTTCGCCGTCCTCGCGGGTTTCATAGGCCATAGGTCGGCCGTCGTGACCAATAAGAACCATTACTTCAATAACGTGCGACGTAACTACCCGACGTCCGTTACCCATACAGCCGCCGCACCACCATATAGCGCCGGTATTCTGCGTACACGGTGCGTCTATAAAGCAATCCGAGATAGGCGATAACGCCCATACTTCACTTTCCATTAGTGACCCCTTCGGCTAGTGCGTCGTATTGTTCTACCAGTAGGCGAGCTGCCTCTAGTAGATATACGCCGTCGAATATGTCGGTAGTTTCTTCGCTGAGTCTCATAAGTCGCGCCGCGATTTTCGCGACACTAAAGCCGGTGTAGTGCATTGTTTCCCCTTGCTGGTTAGTTAACTAAAGCCGAGCTTCGCGCGGCATCCGGGCCACGGTTGCCAGCCGCGCGCCCGCCATAAACGTAAAGCTATTTCGATTTGCTGCGACCTAGATGCTTGCCACGCTTGCGGCGCGTACTCTTGGCCGCCGTATCCGTTCCACGTAGCCGTATGGAACATTAGAAGCCCTGAGAAGCCGCCGCTTACCGGCGGGTAGTCGTGACGGTTGCCGGATTCGCAGTAGGCGAGCGCGTCCCATTGCGCTTCGGTTGGTTCGCTGGTTTGCGGTTCAATTGTTACCGGTCGCGGTTTCGGTTTCGGTTGCGTTGTCGTCGTATTCAAAAACGAAAGGTCCGGTAGCGTCGTCGTCGTTTCCGGTAGCGGTGCGCCTGCTAGCTCGTTCGTAGGTGTAGGCGGTGCCGGTTCGTTACCTTGCGTCGAGACGCAACCGGTCAGCAACAACAAAAGCACCGTAAGCGTAAGTTTCTTTTTCATTTCGTAGCCTCTCTAGGTTTCATCCAGTGATCGCGGTTAGCGCGTTTCGAGCATCCGCACCGCACCGCGGTAACCGGTAGCGGAGAAACGTAATCGGTGTCGCATTTGGGGCAATGCCAGTCAGTAGCCGGGTCGGGTCGCATTAAATAAAATCCTCTTGCGCGGCGAGTAGCTCTAGCTCCGGGTCGGACAGTCGCCGTAAGTGTTTACGGGTTTCCGATCCTTCGCCGGATCGGGACCAAACCCGGCGGTATGCCTCCCGTATCCGCGGATCGTTTAAACCCTCTAGGCGGTCCGTGTGCTGCGGGTGATACCAGTCGGCAAAGCTCACGCCGCCCCATATGCCGTACTTCTCTTCCGTCTCGAAAGCGTGCTTACGGCAGTCATAGGAGACCGGGCAGCGTTCGCAGTATTCGCGCGCATCGGAAGTACCCGAATAAAAGACTTCGGTCGGTACCTTCTCGATACGACATAACGCGTCGGTCATCCAGTCGGTTACGCCTTGCTTGCGGTGGCGCGCTCTGAACCACGCGAGGCGGGTGTTATTCATATTCTCCCCTTACGTATGTCTTCAATAACTTGCCCGAACGTACCACTAAACCAGTCTGTACCGTGACCCGGTAGCCATCGCGCAGCCCATTGCGCCACGTCCGGTACGCCACGGGTCCGACGTACCACGATCGGCAGCCGGTCCGGTCCCGCTTGCGTTTCCGCTTGCCGGCACCATGACGGCCACGCCGACGCGGATACGTCTTTAACTTCAATCACTACGCCCGGTATAGCGTCAATGTCGCCCGGCTGGCGTCCGTCGCCCGCTAAATAGCGGCGCGCGTCCGGGTAGCCGTTGTCGCGTAACCAGTTAACTACCTTGCGCTCAGCGTCAGCACCACGCCGACGAGACGCCGCACCGGTCATAGCTTCCCGGCCACGATTAAATAAACAAAAAACATAAACGCCCATACGATCGCGCATACCGCGACCATCGGCCATACCGGTTCTCTATCCATTGTCTACCCTTCGTACTAGCAGACCGTACGCGTATGCGTCGGCCGGGTTCTCATGCGTCCACGTATGATGCCCGCGACAGATAGCAATAATAACGGTCGGGTCTAAGTGCGCGCCGGGATGCGTTGCGCGTGGCGTGATCTCATGCGCGTCGAGACCGCCAAAGCAAACGACCTGCGGAACAATGGCGGCGGCTTCGCAACGGTAATCGGCTTTCTCGAATACGTCGCGGCGAAGATTCATACGCTGCGCATATTCTCCACGTCGTTTCTTAGACATTTTCGCTAGCGGTTTGTTCCTGCGTAACGGTCCCGAACGTTTCATACTCACCCGCCTCGATTAGTTCTAGATCAAAATACGGTAGCCGGATACGGCGTCCGCCGACCACGACCGTAGCGACAAGCGACGAAGGTGTTACATACTGCATACGCCCTAAACGGCCATCCGGCAACCGGACAAGCTGCCGGTTATGCGCTTGCCATTGCGAAACCGTTAAGCGTTTTCGTTCAGCCACGTAACTACCTTTTCGGCTTGCTTAACCGTCAAAGATTCGGAGAGCTTCGGAATATTGCTTACCGTACGCCAGTCGCCGTACTGGTCGAGTAGGTCGGCGGGTAGTGACGCTAACCGGGCGTGTAGTTCGTCCACGGTTGCGCGCGTCGCGATCGGTTCCCCGGATGGTTTCGCTGCGGGCTGGCGTTTCGGTTTCGGTGCGGCTTCGAATACTTCCGCGTCCGGGTCCGGGTCGTCGGTCGGAATAGTGAGGGTCTGTAGTAGGCACGTTCGATATGCGACGCTATAAGCCTTCGCTAGTGCTTTGTCGCCCATGTCGAAAGACTCGCCGTATACGACCGCTGCGAGTGAGTCCCCTTCGGGACCGTAAAATACGTACCGGATTTTAACGACCACGCGCGTAGCAGTCTTACCGCTCGCGAGCTGCATCGGCTCAAACTGCACGTCTTCGGTTTGCGGAATACAAATAATGCCATGCTTACGGAACGCCGGACCGCACGCGTTCATAACCGCGTCAATACCGCGGAAGTTAAACCGCTGCGCTTCGTTCTTAGAGTCTTTACGTACGCTTCGTACGTCTTCGGATGCGGCCGCGAGAGCCTGCACAACACTAAGCGTAGTCATTCGTTCCCCTTATCGTTGTTGCCACGTCGAGCCAAGTAGATGCCCCAACAGTTAGGGCTACATAGTAAGTCTGCTTTACCGGCGTCTACCCGTTCTGCACTTTCCACGCTTACCGGTAGCTGATATTCACCGCATCGGCAAGGCCGGGTAGTTTGATCGGCTTCTAATTCCATTGCGTACGCTCCCGCTGCCAGTTATACGTTTCTTCCATCAGCCGGGCGCGATCCTCTGACGCCCGGTAACGCCGCTCCCGCGCCTGTTCGCGTTTCGTTTCTGCGCGGTGATGCACCACTAGTAGACCGATACCGACCGTAGCCGAAACCAACGTGAGTAACGCGTAAACGATCGTCCCGGCAGCTATAGACGTTTCTATAAACCAGTTCAGCGTAAACAATGCGAAACCGATAAACGCGAGAGCGGCACCGTACTTAGCTGCGCTATTCATTGTCGCCGCCCGTCGCGATCGTTACTCGGTCGCCGTGGTCAAACGCGAACCATTCGTTACGGGTCGTCTTAACGGTTACGCCGTGGCGACGTTCTTTGATTTCCTCTACCCGGTGCCACCATCCCCCTATGCGAATTTGGTCGCCTGCGTTTACGTCTTCAATATCTACCGAACGGGTGGAAGTGTTGAGACGTTCGAAAGGGTCGCGGGCTTTTAGTTCAGTCCCGGCGAGCTGCGTCGCATTGTATTCGTCTAGTGCTTTGCGTAGCGCTGCGGTCGCCTTTGTGAGCTGGTCGAGAAGCGCGGCGGGATCGTCGCCGGAGAATAGGAGACCCTTAAAATTTACAAGCGGTCGCCCGGTCTTAGTTACGGAAGCGTAAATAAACTGCGCTTCGTTTTCGATTACGTACATTCTTTCCCCTATCTGTTTGGTTAGTGGTCTACTACTCGCTGTCCGCCTAGACAGAACCGGACTCCCGAACGGCTATGGCCCGTAGTATTCCGATAGCCGTACCGGTGACGGATGGCGGGTACCCGGAGTCGCGCGCCTTCCTAAGTTACGCGACTCGCCGCTATTTATAGAGCGACCACCGATACGACTACCGCAATACTACGCAGCCTACTTACTCTCTTCGTAGTGTACGTGTTTCGAATAGGTCGGAAAATTCCGGACGACGATCGACCAGTAACCGGGCGTAGCGAGACGTAAAATCGTTGTCGATTCGGAACGGTTGCCCGGTCGTAGCACGTCGATAGTTCCATCGCAGCACCTCGATTAGATACTTAATCCCTATGCGACCGTCGCCGTGTCGGTATTCCACGTCAGCGAGCTTCTCTAGCTCATCGGCTACCCACGGGTTAGCGTCGTGAAAGGCGCGAAACTTGTCGTCTATGGTCTCGAATTTTCCGGTAGTCGTTTGCCATGCCGGAAAAAGTGTAGGTGCTTCGTAGATGGTCATTCGGTCCCCTTGCTGAGTGTTGGATAGTTTGCCGCGTCCGTGTGACACTCGCGCGCATAGTTACAATTCGTCACGGCCAGTAGTGGTGCGGTAATACGTTCTAGCGCGTTCAGCCAAGACGGTACGACATAGATCGCAGACCGGTTCGGCTTTGCGTCGGTGCCGGACCGCTGCGGCGTACGTTCCGCAAGGCTGCAAGTCTCTAGGCGGTCTACCGCGTTTGCGATCTCGATATTCGCGGGCGCGTTGTGCATCATTCTTCGCCATCGGTTAGGACTGCACCGCCTGTATTACGAATACGGTCGGTGAGGCGTTCGGCGTGGCCGTCGCGCAATATCGCGGAGTCGGCGGCGTACTGGTCGCCGTTCTCTAAGGCGAGAGAATGTACGTAGCCGAGTAGGTGCGAACGGTATTGCAGGAGAGCGGCGACTAATAGCCGCCGATCGCCTTCGGTTAGGTCTAGCGGTTCGGTCATGCTGACACCGCCACGGCGAACGCGTCTACGATCTTTGCCCGTAGTCCAATCATGGAACGAACCGAACCGTACGCGGCGAACGAGTCAGCTTCTCCGCTAGCGGCGTAGTCGCTCCACCGGTCGGTAATTTCGTCTATGTCGTCTAGACAGTTATCGCGGTCCGTAATCGTGAGTTGCAAACCGTTAACCGATCCCCATACCGGAAGACGGTCTTCCGGGTGCGCTTCGGTTTGTGAGTCTTCGTTAATGCTGAGCCGGTAAGCGATTTCTTCGGCTTGTAGTTTCGTAAGCTTAATCGTGGTCATTGTCTCCCCTTCGGAGCTGCGGAACGCTTGCCGTCCCGATATGGATATTTAAGCACATTGCGTCACGGTATGCAAGTACCCTACGCCGCTACCGCTTCCCGCTTAGCCGCAAGCATCGCGGCAGCGTGGTCGCCAAGAGCGGCGGCGATCTCGAAGCTATGCGCACGCTCTAGCGCACTAATTCCGATCACCACGAATACGCCGTCTTCGCGAACAAATAGCCCGCCGAACGCGCTCCGGTTGCCGCGCACTTCGTATACGTCGGCAAACGTTCCGGTCTTGCGGCTTTCGATATCTACGGTATAGCTGCGTCCTGCGATTTTGATACTTACGGTGCTGGTCATTGTGTCCCCTTCGGAGCTATTCGGTAGGTCTGTCCTCCCGATATGGATATCCAATCACAAACCGTCACGGTCTGTCAAGGGTTTATTTTCTGAGTTTCTGACGTGGGGAAATGCACCGGAAAACGCAAAATGGCCCGGCCACCCGTGAAGGTAACCGGGCCATTCGCGACCGGCTCTAATGGTATTAGTGACTGGTTGCCCCATACGGTGCAAACCGTCTATTCGGCGCGTGCAGGAATACGCGCCGTCGCTGAGCCGGAGACCTAAGCCACCCGCGTAACCGTACAAATAACCGACGGCACCGCCGGGCGAACCGGACCCGTCCGCGCGCCTTCCGCGTAAAGCCTCATATCGTGATCGGCCGAAGACCATACGATTTCGAGATACTGACCAGCGGTAAACGTGTAAACAAAATTCCACGCCGCTACCGCTTTTGCGTCATTCTTCGGAAGCGTTAAATCGGTACACGTCCGCGCCACGTCCGAACCGTTAACGCGCAGCCATACCGAAACGTTATCTTCGCCGCTATCGGTTTTATCTAACTGCGCGGAAAACTGAACGTTATACGTACCGGCGTTAGCGATTACGAGCCGCGACGTAGGCGACCCTACTGTTACGCCGTAGCTTTCCTCGGTCGTATTAAACCGAATAGGCGTAGCCGTATTCGCCGTTAGCGTTTGCGTAGTCGAGTCGCTGAACGATCCGTACCAGCCTTCCCACGTAGGCCCGGCAGGACCGGAACCGCCCGCAGCGACGACAACGGGACCGGCAGACCGTACGACAACATCCGAAGACGCCGACCGTACGACTACATCCGTAACCCGAACCGTCACGTTGCTACTCATCGCGTAACGTCGTAGTCAATACGGACCGGCCCGGCGAGGATCGTCGTCTTAACGGTGCCGTTCGTTTCCTGTAAATCCCATACGCCAGTTCCGATACTGAGCGCACCGGTCGTAGTCGCGGAAAGCGTGCAAGCGAATTGCCCGGCAGCGGCGTTCGTAATCGCACAAGTAAACGTAGCAATAGTGGAAGCGGCATCGGCAGTAGCTCGAATCTGCGCAGCATATGTACGCCCGGTGATATCTACCGGCGTGCCGTTAGATTCCTGCAAAGTAACCGTTACCGTTTCCGTATCGCCAATACGAATCGAAATAGGATAGTAAGCCGGAGTAGCCATTACTTACCCGACAGAAGCGAAGCGGAACCTTTAACGCCGAGCGGCGCGGAGATAACCGACGTAAGAACCGACAGAACCGCAGCACCCGCCGCGATACCTGCGACGTTCTGCCAGTCAGCCGCGAAAAGGTCGAAACCTTGCGACGCGCCTAACGCGAGTACGATCGCTTGCGCTGCGGATTTAAGCGCGCGTTCGGTAGCGTCGCGTAGCCATTGAATATTGAACATTAGTTTTCTCCGGGTGTAGTTAAGGGTACTGCGGGTTCGTCTTCGTATTCGCGTTCGTCGTCGTCTAGATCGTCGTCTAGGTCCCATTCAGGATGCGGAAACGTTATTACTGCCATCGTCTAACCTCCATCGGTAAGCGTTCGTAATGTGTACGGAAAGCCATAGAAGCGACAACGCTACGAAACCGTAACGCGGACCGGTAGTAAGCGAGTAGGTAAGCCACGGTAGCGACATACACGCCGCGACGATAAGCCATCCGTACCAGCGTTTTCGTTTGCCGACTAGCTGAGACATAGCGAATAAGCCGACCAGCTCGAAAGCGAACAGTAGCCACGGCCACGTTTCTTCGGTCATTCGTCGTAGTCGTCGTCGGGTTCTGTATGGTCTTCGGGTTCGTAAATCATAATTCCCCATAGGACTTCGGCGTATCCGGCTAGGTCTACTACCGAGTCGCGGACTAGTTCGGCCGGGTGCATTTGTTCTAGTCCGTAGGCGATGCGCGACAACTTAACCGCCGCCATAAAAAGCGCGCCTTCTTCGGGCGTCAGCTCAATATTTGTAATAGCGCGGAAGATATCTACCGTTCGCGTCCAGTCTTCTACCGGGTGCGCGTACGCAAATTGTCGGTCGCCGTAAACGAGCTTATGCGCGTCGGCCGTGATCGAGTCCCATTTAATCGTTTCGGGTTCCTGCGTACCCATTGCCTACCATCCCTCTTTTTTACGGTCCGCGACCATGACCGGCGCGGAAAGTGTTATACCGCGCTCCGGTGTAACTAACCATAAAGCTTGCTGAGCTTGCTCCGGTCGGAAGTTACATACGGCTGCGTATTCGTCGTAGCCTTTAAGCGAACCGTTCACAATCAAACCCTGCTCCGGTGCGCTTATAAGTTGGTGCCAATGGCCCATAACCATAGTGTCAAAGGTTCGCCCTTCGGCAGCGTAACGTTGCGCCTTACGCGCAGACATTCGCATAATCGGAGACCATATACCGCCGATACCGCCGCCGCCCGTAGTCTGGTCGCCATGCGTCAGCAGATGCGTAACACCGTAAACCGGTACCCAAGCGTCGGTTCCGTCAGGAATATCAAACGTTATAGAGTCGCTGCGTAACTGCCGGGCGAGCATATGCCCTAACAGATAGTCGAGATTATCGCGCGCGCGTTGTTTCGTTCGCGGCTTGCGCGTCAACCGACCGTGATTACCGACCACTACCGGAACGTGCAGCTTGCCGAATTCGTCCGCGATTAGTTGTAAAGCTGCCGCTAACTGCTCAGACCAGTAGAGAAGCGAACCGAAAATAGTGTCTTCGTTTGTTTCTGCGAGGTCGTGAAGGTTGCCGGTAAACATATCGCCGCCGAGCATCACTACCGCACCGTCATAAGTGACGCCGGTTAGATAATGCCGAGCTAGTTTTATGACGCCTTCCGCCCAACGTTCGAGCCGCTGCGTAGCTATGACCCGGTTATAGGCGTTCAGCCCGCCCACTTCGTGAGGGTTTACTACCTCATCAAAATGAGTATCGGAAAGCACCGCGACTAGTGTCGCGTGATGACCGCTACGCGGTTTCTTAGGTGCAAGCCATTTAGGCGGGCGCGTATCAGCTGCGGTTATTGCATCGTGAAAATCTAGTAGCCGCGTTAGTTCTTCCGTCTTCGCTTCGGACTGGTCTAACTGACGGCGTAGCGTCGAATTGTCGCGGCGTAGTTTCGCGTTGCGTCGTGCGATCGCGTCTACGTCTAGCGCTACTTCCTCTTCGTCTAGTTCGTCCCTAAACGCCACAACGTAACCGATGCTTTCTAACTGCGTTGCCGGAGATATCTAGCCCGCGGTTATTCATTGCGCGTACGATCGGTTCCGTAGGTATTGCTTTATCTGCGAGTACGGTAGCGATTTCTGCGGCTTCGTTAGGGTCTAACTGTTCGAGAAGTACGCACGTCCGGCAGCGTTGCCCGGTTCCGCGGTTCTCTTTCTTTACTTCGTCTGCAAAGCTCATACCGTCCCCTTTCGGCGGGTTCACCATTTACGGCGGCCGCGGTGATGGATATTCTCATGCCTATGTAGCTCGTCTGTAACTGCGTCGAAACGTGCGTCTACTTTGTCGTCTATTTTGTTTACCGAATTGTGAAGGTCTAAGAGTCGGTCGCGTACGTCGGTTACGAGCGCGCGCCCTTCGGCGTGTTGCGTCGTGTTCTCACGGCGTAGCCGTACTAGTTGGACGATCGCGCCGACGATCGCGCCGACCGCGACGGTAAATACCGTTGCGATTCCGAGCCATTCGGCAACGCCGAAACCCGGACCGTCTACTATCGTTGTCGAAGCTTGCGCGAGCATGGCACTACGCGACTAGTGCGCGGAGATCGTTTACGCGAAACCAGTCGCACCACGGACCCGCGGACGGTGCCGCCTGCCATGATCCCCAAAGCTCACCCATAGCGGCGAGCGTGACACAAAGGCGACCGTCTGCGGCGTACTCTGCGACAAGGTTAGAACCTGCGATACCGGGCTTTAGTTCCATCCACGGCCCAATAGGTCCGCCGGGTGTCCCCGACCAGCACGACACAACTTGCCCGCCGTCGGTGAGCGCAATGTATTCGTCGCGTTTGTCTGTATTAACCATATGGAACATATCGGTAGCTTTCGCAGATAGTGGACCCGGTGTAGGGGTAGGGGAATTGTCGTAGAACGGGCGCGCGATATATGCCATACCGCCGCCGTTAAATGGAAACCAAAGGTCTGCCCACTTGCCGCCGTTTACGTTTGCGTTTCGAGTCCACGCGCCCGTTTCGGTGAGGCTAATAATCATCGCTATATGATCGAGCGCGTAACGTCCGCCGCCCCAATCAAAACAAACCAAATCGCCGGGCAAAGCCTCGCGAACATTGTTACTAGTAAAATGCCCGTCGCCTTCGTACGCGTTCAGTAGATACGTCACGTATGCGAAATGAGTAGGAATACCCGCTTCGGTTAACGCCATAGACTGACCAGCGCAGCAATATGGAGCTGACGCCGGAAGCGGATACCACGCGCGAACCTTGTCGCCGTTGCTACCTAGATACTGCGCTTCGATTGCTAGTACCTGTTCAGCGGTCGCCATCGGTTACGCCTTCGATCGGAAGTTCTTCGCCTGCGGGAGCTTCGAAATACGGAATACGGTTTTCGGTATCCGGGTCCGGTTGCGTAGGTTCACTATCCAAAAGACCGAACATAGTTACCACTTTCTAAAACGGTTGCACGACAATAGTTGTATTCGAAAATTGCCCGGTACCCGAACTAACTCGTGCGACGCAAGCGAACGTAGTAACTCCGGGAGTGATACCGGTAACTAAAACCGGTCTGCCAACGGATGACGCGATACGGATAAGCGCGGCGGGATCGGTGACGCTAACAAAACCTGAGCCTACGTCTATGCCATTATAACGAAAACCAAGAATAGCCGTGACGTTAGAATTAAGCATACCTACGTCAGAAGTTGCGGTAACAAGCGCGCGCCCGGATTCTCCAATAGTCGCGCTGACGCTCGGCCCTGACGGCAACAACTGAAGCGTCGTCGTGGTCACGTTTTGTGTCGGACCGTAACTACCGATTACCGGAAAAAGTGTATTGTTCACGTTCACTAGTGAGCCGGTCGGGTTACGAACCGCTAGCCCGTAGGTACCGTCAGACAGTAAACCAAACTGCGTACGTACTACTCCGCTCGTATCGTTTACGGTCGTTACACCGTCCACGACCGACGAATTTTGTAGCCGCGGTGCGGTTTCGAGCGCACGTATACGCGATTCCATACTACGAATGTAGGTAGATAAATCTTCGGGTAGCGGAATGTCCGGCATCAGTTAGGTTCCTCTCCCAAGATTAACGAAACCGCTTCGGTTCCTTCGTCGTCTACGCGAACATTCCACCCGACGATCCTACGGTACTGGTCGAGACCGTCCGGGAAACGTGGCGAAAGGTTCGGCGGGATAATCAGACGGCACGCGTCGCCCGTAATGTACGAACCGAATACCGGGTCGAGGTCTGCGCGTACCGTGATCTCCGGTAGCACGACCGGCGTAGCTACTGCCGTAATACGTCCGGCGGTGAGCGCGTCTAGTTGCGTCTGCCCGTCGGTACCGCGTGTACGTTTAGAAGCGGTTACTTCCTCTAGTAGCGGGTAGCCGGGACCGCCTGAGCTGCCGGGTAGAATTTGGAACGTATCAGCGGCGGAGCTAATGAGCATCGCGTCGCCTTCGCCGTTGCCGGTCGCCCATACTTTATTTGCTACGCGGGTACCATCGGACGGCCACGTAAATTCGGTTACGTTGCGGCCTACTTCGAATACGTGACCGGAACGGGAGAAGTTACGACCGCGGCGCGGGTACGACATTGTTAACGTTTTGTCTACGGTGCCGCCGCTATTCCACGCGTACGAATAGTCGTATTCAAACCCGGCGTCGGCTTTCGCTAGTTCCTCGATTACATCGCCTACGGTCTGTAGTTCGTAGCGGTCTAGCGTTAACGTTACCGGCGGTTCTGTAAACGCTGCGTCTATTTCGCGTACTACCGTTACGTTTACGTTTCCGCCTTGCGCAGCTTGCGCCGTCGTTATAACGGTCTGCGCGATGGTAGTTGCGGTGGATGCGGTAAACGTTTGGTTATAGTTTACGATCCGTTTCCGCCAGTACGAACCGTCATCGGATGCGCGTATATCGCGAGACTGGTCGCTATCGTTGTAGGCCGCTACCCAAATAATGCCGCACCAAACTATAACGCCATCGCGCTCGATAATGAGCATACGCCGCGCTTCGTCTACCGCATCGTTTAGGAGTGTCGCTAGTGCGCGGTTTGTTGCGCTGTTAGGTGCCGGAAGCGGCAGCTTGCCGGAAGCCTGCCCTACGTCGTTTAGGCGTGCGCCAAAACTGAGACCCGCTAGCGGTAGTTCAGTTATGCGCGTACCGGTCCGAAGGTCCGCAGCTATGCAACGATAAACGGCCACGATTACGCCGGAGCGCCAGCCGGGCCGATGTCGGTAACGATAAGCGTTGCGCCAATTAGAACAAGCGGGGCAGACAAAGCGCCCTGAAATTGTAGGCGTTCGGTTACCGCTGACGCGGTGCTTGTGAAAACGTGGGAAGCATAAATTGCCGCGCGATAGCCAATAGGCAAGTATACCTGATTGTTGTTGAGAGGCGCGCCGAGTGTCGGCCCAACCCCCACCGCGAAATCACTTGCCGACCCGCCGTTGTTGAAAATTGTGCAAGCACCTTCGACGCGAATACGCCGGTTTGCGGGAACCGTGAAACCTAAAGTAGTGGCGTTTGCCCAAACCCCGGTGGTGCTAGTTGTGTTGGCACCGGTTACGGATTGCCCGACGAAGCCCCACGGCATAGACCACGGGAGACGGTACGCGGAGCCATGCCAATACAGCGGGCCTTCGGTCGCCGTTCCGGAATTCAGGTAGTAGCCCTGACCGTCATACGGTGAAGGAATAGCAGTAGTCGCGAGAGCCTGCGTAGTAAAAACCGGAAGCTTCCCAGACTGATTCGCTACCGTTCGAAGGTCCGTAATATCCGCCGTGTTAATCGCAGTATCGCCAGCCGCAACCGTGATACGTGCAAGAACGAGCGCGTTCGGAAACGAAGCTAGCGAAGGGTCCGCCGGAGACGCCGCCGGGGTACCAGTAACAACGGTAATACGCGCATCATTTGTAGCACCCGAATAAAACGCGTCGCGAACCTGAGCAATAACTAAATCCCTACGACCGTTCGTAGCGTCAGCCGCCGAGATCGAAAGATTAACAGTGCCGTCGTTCCATACATGATACGCGCCTTGGTTAGCGTTCTGCGTTCCACGGATAAACGCGCCACCGGCAGCAACGTTAACCGACATATTCGGCGTACCGTTCTGCGTAACCGCAAAATCTGTAGCACGAACTACGCCGTGTGCCGGGTCACTCGACGCGACACCACCCGCAAACGAACCGGTAACAGTACCCAACATACCGCCGAGCATTAACCGGGTTTCTTCTGCGGGATGCGAACCCGCCTGCAAAAAGATAGGGACACTACGAACAGTCATAACAAAACCTTTCTAAACCCACGCTGAGCGGAAGGTAAACGAAACAGAACCGGAACCGGACGTACCAGCAAGACGAACCGTATTATCACCCGGCGCAAGCTCCCACCATGAGGAACCCACGACCAGCGACGAATAACGCGAAGCCGTACCGTTAAGCAAAACCGAACGGTCAAGCGACGAAACGACCAGCGTTTCCCCTGCGCCTACTGAAATAGTAAACGCTATAGCCTGTCCGGTCGTCACGTTTTCTAGGACCGGGTTAACGATCGGACCGGCAATAGTCGCCGTCCACGGTGCGGCAAATTCTCCGGCGTTAGTGGCTACAAACTGCCCGCCAGTAACCGCACCGCCAAAAGAAAGCGGAAACGTAATAGGGAACGTTAGACCGGTACCGGAAACCGAAGCCTGCGAAACGGATTGCGTAGTAGCCGCCTGCGAATAAATACGCGGGTCAGTCGCCCAAAACTCGACCGCCGCGGAACCATGCCCGAAGAAATACGAACGGTCCACCGGCAACGATAAACGCCGCACCCGCGCCCCAACCTCGATAGATATACCGCCAGCTACGCCGGGAATTTGAAACACTAACGGCAGTTCGTCGCCCTGACCGGGAACGAGCGCACGCGAAAAATCTGACCATACCGTTTCGTCCGGGTGCGCTGCGACTACCTCGACCTGCGCCATAAGTGAACGCCCGCCGAGAAGATCAGTACCGGCGAATAGTCCGTGAGCGCGTGCGCGGATTTGGTCGCTAGTGCGCACTTCGGGCGAGTCATGCAACCCGGTTAGCTGCGTAATCTGATACGGCGAACCGTCGCCGCCGATCGTTAAACCGTTATACGTAAACGTCCAGTCGCTAGGCATCAGCCCGCCACCTTCGTAGCCCATAGGACTTCTTTACCGATTTCGTACGGTGAGGCTTGCGCGTTAGTTACGTACACGTTTACGGGACCGCCTGACATAGAGCCACCGGACGAAAGCATTTGTTTAGTGTCCGGGTTAGAGAAGATGCGAACACTCGACCCGATTTTATAACCAAGCTCCGGACCCTGTTCGCCTACGATAAACGGACCATCGGCAACCATTCCGCCTTTCGCGTACATATTCGAAGCCGCGTAAATATCGCCTAGCGAGATGTAACCGGTAACCGGGTCTTTTACGCTATTCAGATAAGCAAGGCGCGCTTGCGCTTGTTTCATATCCAAATTTACGCCTACGTTTACTTCCTTACCGTCGACGCTATCGGCCGCTGCGCCTACGGTGAGAATGTCGTAGCCGACACCTCGCGCCGCTTCGCTAGTCGGATCAAAGCCGAAACGCGTTAAGTCGTTAAGCTGCGCGGCTAGTTCGGGTGCGCCTGCGCCGTCTAGGTTCGCTTGCTTCAATTCGATAAGGTCGCCCTTCAAACCGATAGCCGCTTCCGCGTTCGCTAGCGCAGCGTCTTTAGCCTCTTTCGAGTCCGGCCCGTACTTACGAGTAGCTTCGTTAAGTTTCGTTTGCGCATCGGTAACCGCTTGCTGAGATTTATAAGCTGCAAACCACGGGTCCGTTTGCGCACGTAATTCGTCTGCCAGCGTTTTAAGCGACTCAATTTGCGCGAGCGTACTAGTAGTAGCCTGACCGGTTGCGGCGGCCATGCCATCAGTTACCGACGTGTAAACTTCGGCGGAAGCTTTGCCGTTATCGTAGGCGTCTGACGTTTGATCTAGACCAGTAGCAAGCGTACGAATTTCGTCGTTAGTTAATTCGCCTGCGTCGGCTAGTCGTACCATTTCAGCGGCGACGGCGTTGCCGTTATTGCCAAGATCGCGCAATTTTTCTACTAATTGAGTACCGCTTAACTGCGTCGCGTAGTGCGCGGTTTGTTCTAAGGCGTCACCGTTTGCTGTAATTGCGTCGGTAAAGATACCAATTTCAGCGCTACTGCCTGCTAAAACATCTGCGGCTCCGTTGTCCGCCAGTTGCTTTGCGATTGTCGCCGCGACGTTTTCTTTAATTGCTGACGTTTCAGATTTGAGAGCTTCGGCAAAATCGTTAGAGCGTTCTTCGTTTTCGCGTTGCGCGTTTTGGTACATCGTCCAAATTCCGAAACCGATAACGGCCGCGGCAGTAACGCCGAGGAGCGCAGGAGTAACCGCACCCGCTAAACCGGTAGCAAGCTTCGCGCCCATATCCTGAGACGCGCCGAGCTTCGTAGCGAGATTACCGATACCTAGCGCGACGTTATCGACAACGCCGCGAAACATTCCCATAGCCGGACCGACTACATCGCTAAACGTGTCCGCGATTTTTGCGACCAACGGAATAGCGCCTAGCGCAGCAGTACCAATACCGCCAACAATAACGACCGCATTCTTAACCGGATCGGGTAACGCGCTGAACGCGTCCACCGCAACGCCAACCGCATCAGCAATAGCGCCGATAGTCGGCATAAGCGCCGTACCAATACTCTCCTGCAAATTACCTAGCTTCGTTTGCAAAGCCTCAATAGGTGTCTTAGCGGCTTCCGCAGCTCCGCCAAACTGGTTCTTAAGTTCGCCAAGAATAACTTTCTGCGCGCCGAGAACATCGCCAGTAGCGACCAGCGTTTTAATCTGTTCCTTCTGCTCAGCAGTAAACGAAACGCCCGCGCGAGACAAAGCGGTAATACCCTTAACCGGATCGTTAAGCGCCTTGCCTAACTGAATAGACGCGCTAGACGCGTCAGTACCTAACGCTACGGAAAGGTCTAAGGAAAGCCCTACGGCTTGGTCGAATACGTCGTTACCTTCGCCAACCTCGTTACGTACCTTCGCGAACGTAAGTAACAGATTCGCGGACGATTGCACTAGCTCATCGTCTTTGCCGGTCAAGTTAGAAACCGACGTAGCTAGTTCGCTGATCTGGTCGGCAGTAGTCCACGCGGAAGCGCCGGTAGTTTGGATAACGCGTTCAGTTTCGCGGGCAACTAGAGCCGATTCGGTAGCCGCATCGAACGCGGATTTCATAGCGAACCCGACGCCAGCAACTACCGCAGCGGAAGCGGCCGCTACCGCCGGAGAGATTTTAGAACCTAGTAGCGCAAGTTTAGAACCGGTATTTTCGGCGGCATCGTCCACGGAACGAAACGCCTTAGTCGCGCCCCGATCCTCACCGGTAAAAACGATAGAAAGATATTTCGTAGAAGCCATCGCTTACCGTCCTTTCATACGTGCGCGGTTTGTTTCTTCGAGATCGTCTAGGTAAACGATTAGTTCAGCGGGCGACAGTCGCCCAATATCCCACGGTTTAATTCCGTATAGATAC